CAAACTCCAATTCTATTTTGTTAAATCTACTCATATTTATTGCACCTGATGGTTGTAATACAAATGGCGAGGTGTTCAAACAATAATTATAACAATATAAACCATCTGGTGCATTACCAGGAGTTCTAGTATATTTTTCAATATAATTATACACACCTGCAGGTTGCATATTCTCTCTATATTCGCCATCAAAAAGAATACCTAGCGTCAACAAAATGTCTTTTGCATTTTGAGAATTGTAATCACCTGTTATCATCCATCCTGTTAGTCTTCCGTCTGGATTGACACCAGGTCCAATTAACACCGGTATTTTAATTCCAGACGCATCCAATTGAAAAATAGGATATATACCATTTGTTGGAGCTTGCAATAAATCATATGGTAAATAATTATATGGCCAATTGCTATAATTACTCCATTCATTTCTCAAATTTACATCACTTCTTTGAAAATAAAACATTTGGCTAGCAACCATACCTAATGAGTTTAATTCCACTTTGTTAGGTCCAGTAACATTATAAAATATAGATTCAAATACTTGCTTAATTAAATATTTTTGCTCATTCAAAGCAAATATGCGGGATTCATCGTTTGACAAAAATCCGTAAGTACATATTAAATGTATATCCGCATTCCATTGACTTCTAGTATCTAGATAAGAATTTATTCCAATATTAATATCTGGTGGAGGTTGTAAAAATCGATACAATTGCATATGAAAAAGATTGAAATTTGGAGATACATAAGGAAAATTATTTACTTGATCCAAAACATCCCGAATTTGAAATAATTCATTAACTGGTCGAAATGTTACATTAATATGTAATTCATTATATTGTAATGCAACCAATGGAAATGACATTTGATTATTTAAACTAAACCATGAGTTTATAGGGACGTATAATATTCTACCTCGAATAGATGGTTCAGCACCAGAAGGATTTTCAGTATAATATGCATTTGGATATGAGTTAACACGTGATCCTGAATTACCTGGATCATTTAATTCTGGTACATTTCCAATCATTTTATTAAATAAATCTTTTTTAACTCCTGAAAAATCACGTTGAACCATTGCTAATAAATAGGAGCCGGAATATTCTTGTAATGTTTGATTACCGCATGTAATGGATATTTTTTTTATCATCAATGCACCCAAATTCTCTATCCATCTAAATTCGTATGGTGCCCAACCACTATAACCAGTATTTCCACTAATATTTGATAACACAGTATTATCCATAGGAGGGAAAATAGGACTCCAAATATTAGGTAAAGCGATAGAAATATAACTGTCCATCAATAAATCACCGTATCTAGGTATTTTAAATGTAAATAAAGAATCTTCAGCTAAACGCAGCGTTTTTGTACCATCAAAATCTACTCTAAATTTTTGCAAACCAAAATTTGTATATTTAGCATATGTTGTTTTAAAAAATGTCTTTGATGGATTTCCATTTAGAATAATATTTTGCTGACCTTCAGAAACTAAATTCATTAGACCACCCGCCATTTTATATTATTTTATTTATAGTTGTTATAAGTTTAATTGTATATGTATATAGTATTTATATTTAATATAATAATAACAATAAATAATTATATAATTATATAATAATATAATTATTTCAATATTATACCAATATTATATCAATATTATAACAAAATTATACCAAAATTATACCAATATTATACCAATATTATAAAATATGTCAAATAATTCAAAATTTAATGTTAAAGATACGGTAAATAAAGCAACTCAACAACTATATTCTTTATCAAAGGAAATAGCTTCTGATAGATCAAGCTTAGGCACTACGTTAATATGGATTGTTATAATAGTGTTATTTATTTTATTTATAGTAAACGCTCATAATGTTAAATATAGTTTACAATATAAACGTTGTGGAACAAATTGTAATGTAGATAATATAAATTGCAATTTGGCTACAATATACAACAGAAATACTCCTTTTGCATCATCATTGGGTCCAATTAATTCGAATTCGTCTCAATGTAAGTTTTTTTTAAGGGATTATTATATTTTAACTGCATACAATTGTTGTTCAGGCGGTAATTATAAGAATGATTATGTAGGTATATGTAATTTAATTGCTGTAATTAGTCAGGGGGTTCGATGTTTGGATTTTGAAATGTATTCACTCAATAATCAACCGGTCATTGCTACGTCATCGTCACCTACGTATATGACGTGTTATAAAGAATCGTATAATAGTATTCCATTTGGAGATGTAATGACTGCTATTCAAAATTATGCTTATTCAAACTCTACGTGTCCTAATCCAACCGATCCTATAATTATGCATTTACGCATTAAAAGTGCAAATTGCACAATGTTTAATAATTTAGCTAACATATTAGAAAATTATGACACATTATTATTGGGTCCAGCATTTAGTTATGACAATAATGGTAATAATTTAGGATCTTATCCGTTATTGATGTTTTCTGGAATAAATAACCCATCAAAACAAGGTAAGATAATTATAATAGTAAACGCTATGAATAGTAACATAACAAATGCAATGATGAACTCCTCTTTTTGGGAATATGTAAATATGATGAGCAGTTCCACATTTATGCAAATTATGCCTAACAATGAATTAAATTCCATTTCTAATTTAAATGATACTATTCAATATAATATGTCAAATATGACAATGGTTATTCCTGACACTGGAACAAATCCAGCAAATCCTAACTTTTTATTATCGCAATTAGCAGGTTGTCAAATGTGTGCTATGCGATTTCAATTACCAGATATTAACTTAAAATTGTGTACTTCGTCATGCATAAGTACATCCATAGACGCAAGTTTAAATACAAATCCAAATGGTCTTAATACATGTTTTAATCAAGCGGGATATGCATATGTACTTAAACCATCTAATTTACGCTATATACCATCTGTTGTATCCGATCCATCATCGGTTGACGCATCTTTATCTTTTGCTCCAAACACAGGAACAGCGCGATTTGCATCGCAAGTTATTAATTATAATTATTAAGCATCTATATTAAGCATCTATATTAAGCATCTATATTAAGCATCTATATTAAGCATATTAGAACTTACAGTTTATGAAAAAAATACATATTGATATAAATTTTATATCAACATATATTAGCATACACATAAAATGGTAAAAAAAACATCGCTAATAAAATGCGATAAAAGTATTAGTTTTTCTGATTGTGAAATGAGTATATTAAGGTCCGCAGTAGATAAAGCAGAAGAAAAAATAGCAAAACGAGTTATATCATCCCCAGAAATAAAATCGATTATAGAAATCGTAGAGAATTTTATCAAAAAGAAAAATTTGATTTGTTATGGTGGAACCGCAATTAATAACATACTACCAAAAGAAGACCAATTTTATAATAAAGAAATGGAAATACCAGATTATGATTTTTTTTCATTTAATGCTCTTAACGACGCAAAAGAGTTAGCAGATTTATATTATAAAAGTGGGTTTACGGAAATTGAAGCAAAATCAGGACAACATCACGGAACATATAAAGTTTTTGTTAATTTTATACCAATCGCTGATATTACATATATTCCAAAAGAAATATATAATTCCATTAAAAAAGAATCTATACGCGTAGCGGGTATATTATATGCGCCACCTAATTATTTACGAATGGGAATGTTTTTAGAATTGTCTAGACCAGCAGGCGATACTAGTAGATGGGAAAAGGTGCTAAAACGAATTACATTATTGAACAAACATTATCCTCTTACAGGCAAAAACTGTGACGAAATCGATTTTCAGAGAGAATTTGAAAATGAAAACGGTAACGAAATATATGAAACAGTGAAAAATACATTCATAAATCAGGGTGTTGTGTTTTTTGGCGGTTTTGCAATTTCAATGTATTCAAAATATATGCCAAAAAATCTCCAAAAACAATTAAAACGCATACCTGATTTTGATGTTTTATCTCATGACCCAGAAACAACCGCGGAAATTGTTAAAGAAAGGTTAAAAGATGAAAATATAAACAATGTAAAAATAGTTAGACATGATGCAATAGGTGATATTATACCTTTATCATATGAAATTATAGTTGACAAAGATACAATTGCGTTTATATACAAAACAATTGCATGTCATAGTTATAATGAAATTACTTATAAAAAAACACCTTTACGAATCGCAACGATTGATACAATGATGAGTTTTTATTTAGCATTTTTATATGCAAATAAGCCATATTATGATATTGAACGTATTTTATGTATGGCAAAGTTTTTATTTGAGGTTCAACAAAAAAATAGATTAGAACAAAAGGGTTTACTTAAACGTTTTAGTATACATTGTTATGGTCATCAGGATACAATAGAAGAAATGAGGTCAGAAAAGGCGAAAAAATTTTCGGAATTAAAAAATAACCGTAATAGCTCTGAATTTGAGGAGTGGTTCTTAGTATATAGACCTACTGGTAATATTAGTAAACAAGATATTAGTAGTGATACTAAACCAAA